GGGGAAAGACGTTGATTACCCCGAGGCATACGACGATTTTAGCCCAATCACGATTACGTTTGTGGCGGGTTATGCGTCGGTTTCTGCCGTTCCGGCGATGGCAAAACAAGCGATGCTCCTACTAGTTTCCGCCATGTTCAGCGACCGGGGCGACTCGCCCAAGTCCATGGACGGTGAGGCATACGAGCGTCTCCTGCGGCGACTCATGCGGAGCAACTACCCATGACCGCCGGCACCCGTCGCCATTACGTCGAAGTCCAACGCCCATCCGCCGCCATTGACGGACGCGGACAAAGCGAGGGACCGCCCGAGACGATTTATCGCGCGTTGCCAGCCGAGATTCGCACGCTCAACACGCGGGAGCAGGAATTGGCCCGGCAGGTATATGCCTTGGCGACGCACGAAATCCGCGTTTGGCCCGACCCTCGAAAGCCGATCTTTGAGACCGATTGGCTACTACTTGGCGAGCGAAAGCTGGAAGTGGGCGGCGTAAACGACGTTCGCCAAACCGGGATTGAACTGGTCCTAATCTGCGGGGAGGTGCGTGATGGCTGAAATCGCCCTCGACTTCCGCACGTTCCTGTTGGCTGATAGCTCGGTTGCCTCTGTTGCTGGCGACCGCATTCATCACAACCACGTTCCGCAGGGGAAGGTTAAGCCGTTCGTCTTTTATCGCCGCCGCAACACCGAGCATATCGTTTGCCTCGACGACGCGAACGGCCAGACGCCAGATAGCTACGCATTTGACGTTGAGGCCATCGCCACGAACCCAGACCAAGCGGAAGAACTAGCCGGATACATCCGCAGCCGTTGCCATCTGTTTCGTGGGGCACTCGGAGAGACGACCACAAAAGGCGTGTTCGTCCAGGACGTTAGCGAGGATTACGTACCGCGAGGGACTGGCGGCGACGTTGGGCTTACCGTGATTGCCTTCGATGTTGAGGTGCATGTATGAGCACCTCTATCAAACTCGTCGGTGTTAAGGAGGCCATTGCCGATATCAACCGGCTGGGCTTCCGCGTTCGCAAGTTCCACAGCCGCAACGCGGTTTCTGCCGCTGGCGGCGTGATGCGTCGCGAGATTGAGCGAACCGCACCGGAAGAATCTGGCACGCTGAAAAGAAATATCCGCGTCCGCATCGGCGTAAAGAAATCAACCGGCGAATGGTACGCCAGCATTGGGGCAAGGCGGAAAGCCAAGGTTAAGGGAGTTAAGTCGTCGGTTAAGCAAGCCGTTTCGTTCAGGAAAGACGGAACCGCCAAGCGAATCACGGAAGCCAGGGCAAAGAAGATTCTCGCCGTTGGCGGGCGTGTCGGCTATCGCGGACCTTCCCGCTACATCCATCTAACCGAGAAACGCAACGCCAGCAGCGCGGGCTATATCTCGGCAGCCGCCAAAGGCAAAGCCACAGAAGCGGCAAACGCCGCAATTCGACAACTGCAAAAAGCAATAACCACGGAGGCCCGCAATGGCTGATCGACTCATTGGATATGGAACCACCGTCAGCCACGACTTGGCCGGCGGGAGCACGTTTGTTGCTGTGTCACTCATCACGGATTGCACTCCACCCGCTACGGAATTCGAGATGGTGGACGTTACCGGACTGGCCGACTCCCGCAAAAAGGAAGTGCCAGGCCAAATCAACGTCTCGCCGTTCACCATCGGATTGATGTTCGAGCCATCGGACACCACGCACGCCAGCTACCGGACTACGGCAATTGCCAAAACGGAAGTGAACTGGCGTGTGACCTGGACCGACTCGGCGACGTGGACCTTTAAGGGCTACATCGCTTCGTTCGTTCTGGGGCAGGTTCTGCCGAACCAGAAGATCACGGCGACCATGACCATTTCGCCAACTGAAAATCCGACTGTTGCCTAACCATGACCATCGCCGATTACTTCGCAAAGACCGCAAAGGCCGTCGATATCGGCGGCTTTGAGTGGAAGATTCGCAAGCTCTCCATTAAGGAGCACCGGCACTTTGAGGCAACACGCCCAAAGGAAGGCGCCACCGACGAGGACTGGATTGCGTTTCATGCGGAGCTAGTTTCTCTGGCTGTTGTCGAACCAGCAATTAGCCAAGCAGAGGTTGAAACGGTGATTAGCCTCGGCGACTTGACCGACCTTTCGCGGGCAATTGTGGAGCACAGCAGCCCAAAAAAGTAACCAGCAGGGAGCAAGACTTTGATTTTGTTCTCTGCCGTACGCTTGGGATTCACCACCCGTCGCTAATCGAGGAATGGCCGCAGGAGTGGTATCAGGATTGGCTAGAGCAGTACATTCGCGAACCTTGGACGCCCTTCCCCGAGAAAACAGCCGATCAATCCTACGTGGAATTGATGGCCAAGAAAAAAGAATGGATGGCTAAAAATGGCTGATACTGTTAGCCGCCTCGCCATTCAGGTTGGGATGGACACCAAGCCGTTACAAAGCGGCGTAGGGCAGGCAAATAGCATTCTCTCGACGCTTGCCAGTCGCTTTACGCTGGCGGTTGACCCGATTCAGCTTGTCGGTCAGGGCGTTTCAATGCTGTCGCGCGGGGCATCAGAGGCCAGCCGCTATTTGATGGACCTTGCAGGCACGACGGAAACGGTCGGGCTTGCACTCTCTTTCGCCGCAGATTCTGCCGCTGAATTTAATCAGCTAATGTCCACCACGATGGACTTTGGGGCTGGGCAGTTTGAGGATGCGGAAATCTCCAATGTGGTACGCCAGCTAAAGCTATTCGGAGCAGAAGGGCAAAACATCGGCGGCGTGCTGGATGTGATGGGCCGACTGGCAATCGGCAGCGGTAATAGCCTGGAATCTGTTGCCGATGTGCTGCAAAAAATCCGCTTTGATGGCGAGGTAACTTTTAAAGACCTTCGCCAGTTGATGCAGATGAATATCCCCATCACGGATGAGCTTGCAAAAAACCTTGGAGTAACAAAGGGCGAAATCGTTACGATGGCGGAGGAGGGGAAAATCAGCCTGGAGCAAGTCAACGAAGCTCTGGCAAAGCTGACTATCGAGGGCGGCAGATTTGGCGAAGCTATCGAGATGCAAACCGATACGCTCGCCGGTTCGTGGAAAGAACTCTGGGATTCGCTCGACGACCTGTTTCGCCCGCTGGCGTCGTTGCTTGGCGGAATCGTGAAGGAATTGATTAAGGGCCTGACGGTTCTCGTTAAGTCGGCTAATGAGTTTCAGATGTGGATGCTCGGTTCTGCCGAGGCTACCGACCAAGCAGCTGGGGCTGGCGGTAAGTTCGTGGAGGAAATGAGCAAGGGCGAGAAGGCGGCGGAAGGCGTCGCCAAAAACACCATGACCGCAGCCGAGGCGGCAAAGAAAGCCGCCGATGAAGCCAAGCGGATGAGGCAAGAGCAAGAGGCGGCTACGCGGAAAACCTTTGATCCATTTTTCAAAATGCAGGAAGAGGCGAACCGCCTACGCGAATCGCTGGCAACTCCGCAAGAGTCGTTTGCCAAAGAGCAAGAGCGGCTTAACGAACTGCTCAACTCGGGAGCTATCGACCAGACGACTTTCAATCGTGCAATGGAGCGAGCAAACGAGAAGCTGCGGCAGCACGCCAAAGAGGCGCGCGAAGCAGCGGACGCACGCCAGAGACTGAACAACCTAGACGCACCGCAGGGGCTAGTCCGTGGCACATCCGGGGCCGCCTCTGCCGTTGCTAATTTCCGGTTCAATAACCCGGTTGGCGACGCTCTTTTGCAGCAGATTGTGGATTTGCTACGCGGCGGTCCAGTCATTCGGAAAGCGGGGCTGACCTAATGACAATCACGACCGACGCACTTAGGGCCGACGTTTGCGAAGGCGAAGGCCGCAGCGAGGTTGAAGAGTCGCGCAGCTATACCGTCACGGTTCGTCTTGTGAGCGACGCCGAAGGGGCAGACACCGTTTCAGAGGCGAGGGCATACCTCAAGGCGAACGGCAACCTTCCTTGGTATGGTCGCCGCTGGGGATTTGGAACCGCAAAAGACCCCCTGGCTACCTGCCGAAGCGTCAAGATTACGCGGCTGCACAATGTTTTTGACGTTTACGCCACTTACACAACCGACACGGAGAAGAAAGAAGAAAAGCCGGACAACAACGGCGACCCGTCCGACGACCCGCTAAAGTGGCGAACTCAGCTTGATTTGAGCTATTCGCAAACGGCGATGGCAATTGAGAAAGCCAAGTTCTTAGGCTACTCGATTCCCGCTGGCAACCCTTGGCTACAGCCGGGACGCATCGGGCCGATTGTCAATTCTGCACTTCAGCCGCTGGACGTTCAGCACCTCAAAGAAGTTGACATCCAGATAATTCGCTGCACGTTCAACCGCCGCGAATGGGACCAAGCTGAGGCAGAGAAGTTTATCGGCAAGGTCAATCAAAATAACGTGCTCGTCTTGATGCCAGCTATCGGTTTTCGCGCCAACTTTCCCAAGCAAACGCTGAAGGTTAGGCAGTACGGCGGGAGGAATGAATTTCAGAACCGAAAGAACTATTGGGCGATAACGCTCGAAGTGATGTATAAGCCCGATACGTGGGTGCTGGAGGTTCTGGACAGCGGGTTTGGAATTCGCAACGCTCCCGGCGATAAGAAGGTGGATAACAGCACCCATCCGGCAGATGCGGAAACGTGGTCTGTGGGCGAGCTTGCCCGAATCGGAAACACGCCAGTCACGCACGCTCAGGACGATAACGGTTTTCCGATGGCGGTTCCAGCCAACCTTGACGGGAACGGTCAGATTTTGCCGGCTGGCCAAGACCCGGTTTATCTCCGCTATCAGATTTATCCAGAAGTCAGCTTCGCAACACTCTTCGCACTCGCGAGCCAATAGCCATGCCATTCACCAAAGTCTGGGGCACAACCGGAACCAATCTGGGAACCGCCACCCTCTGGGAGCCTATCAGCCTTCGCTCTGCGGCCTACGCATGGACCGCCAGCGGCAGCGGAACCAACGAATACTATCTCCGCACTGCGGCCAGCGGCAATCCAGGTTTTGCAGCCCAGCCGAATAACCTCTACATCAACGGCTCCAACGCGACCGAAGGCACGGCTGGAAGTCTCACCGCTGGGCAGTGGGACTACGCCGACAATGACACGCTGGGCTACTCGACGATTTACGTTAGGCTCAGCGACGGCACCGACCCGGACACCAAGACGAACGGCTACGTTTCGTTTTATCAGACGCCGCGAGCGACCGAGCACATCCGCTTTCCCTACGGTGCAGGCGGCGCTTCCAGCGGTTTGGATTACTCGGCGATTGCTTCTGGCGATGTGATTTTCGACGGCTACGATGGCACGATTGGAGCGGCGACCGGGTACGCCTTTTTCGACCCGGATAAATTCGAGTTTGAAGCACAATCGGGGCAAGCCTTTATCGACATCGGCTCTGCTGCAATCGCGGTGCAAATCAAGGGAACCGGCTCGGCTGCTTCCGGCGACCGCGGGCTATGGTTGCGAGGCACTGGCATAACCGTACTGAACATCACAGGCGGAAGCGTAGGCATCGCTGCAAGGGCTGGCGAGCTTTCCACCGTGACTACTGCCCGCGTGCTTAACGAGGGTTCTTCGCTCTGGATTGGCTCTGGCTGCGGGCTGACCACGCTGCACGTTTACGGCGGCGAGGTTCGCATTCGAGCGGCTGGGCTAACCACCGTGATTCAGTACGGCGGGACGGTTTACCTCGAAGAAGCGGCCAGCGTGACGACCTACACGCAGAAAGGCGG